GATTAACCGGTTATAAAACCGAAATCGATCCAGAAACTCTTGACGATCTTCAGAACTTCATCGAAGGACAAGTTAAGTTCTCAGGGAAGCGAGGTTTCACCTATGCCAGTATACCAGGCCCTAACCTGCATTCGGTGGCCAACTCGTCGCGAAGGAACGGGGGTCAAAGAGGTGCTATCTCAAAACTAGCGATGCCTGACGGCAATCATAAGTTCAGGAAACAGCACGTCGCTATGATCCTCCTCCTTCGCAAGAAGTTGAGGGATGCAGAGCAGGGTCGGCTGCAATCTATCGATGCTACTATCTCACAGAGGACACAGTCCTTTCGTAGTAGCCTCCTTCGACAGATGCCGCCTTCCACTGCTAATCAAAGTCTCAGAGATATGCAAATGTTTAATGCTCTCGGCAGCGGCAAAAGCCTAGCCGGTCGAGCAATATACAAAATGGCACTTCAAGAGACTCTGACCGCATCCCCAGGGTCTGAATACGGTGAGTTCACAAAGAAGGCAATTGCAAAGAACACATGGAATCTCCCACCGAAGTGGGAGAGCACAGTTCGCATGAGACATAGTCCCATGGCAATTGCTTATCAATGTGCAACTCGTTGTATGCAGAAACCCTACTCCACCGCGAAAGCGAACGCTTTCACTGAAACAACCGGAAAGGTACGTGTCGCTACAGTCCATGAAGTAGAGGAAGTCCTAATAGCTCGCTGTATTATGCAGTTCCTTCTCCCACGTTTAAGGAACATCCGCACTAATAAGGCGAAGCTACGTAATGAACTCATCGATTTGAAGGGGAGACCTGAGTCCCACAATCGTCACCAACGAGTTCACCGCAACTTCCTCTACTCTGCTGACTGGAGCAAAGCCACCGATCGCATATCTAACAAGACAGCTACGTTTGTTCTTGAAACCGCCCTTGCTGCCGCTGGAGCACCCAAATGGATGTTCCTTGTAGCTAATCGCATAACAGACAATATGATCCTCAAGAATAACGAGGCACCAATAACGTGCGGAGCACTTATGGGCCTCGGACCTTCTTGGGTCATTATGTCGTTACTGAATAACTACGCGGCAAGCAAAGCCGGAAAACAGAACAGCTACGCCGTGTGCGGTGATGATCTCATCGCCATATGGTCCAAGAAACAAGTCTCTATATATGAGAAATATGTTGACAAAGTCAAGATAGTGCTCAATAAAGAGAAGTCGTTCACAGGGAAC